TCAGGTCAGCCTTCGTGTCCTTCTCCTCGTAGTGAAGGCCCATCTCAACGACCCGCTGTTGCAGCGCCACCTTGGTCCACCCAACATGCGGAATCGGCTTCTCGGGTTCGATGATCGGGTCTGGCACAGCGATTGCCGCCACGACCTTGCCCTTGCTTGCTCTCATCTTCCTGCCTTTCTAGACGGGAGAGAGCCGCCGCTCATAACGACGGCCCACTCCCAGCTTGCTCCGTGTCCTTGTCGGATCAGGCAGCGTTGAGGACGCCGAACGGATACCGGGTGGAAGCCGTCGGATTGAGCTTGGTCGGGGGATTCGCCACGGCGAACCCGAACCTGGCACGCACCCGCAGGGCCACTGAGTCCTGCTGCGCCAGGTTGATCATCGCTGACCCGTCCTGGGCCGCCGAGATGTCGATCATGGCCTCGGTCAGCACCTTGAACTGAATGTCAGTCCTGGTGCCGAGGATCGCCTTGCTCGCATCCCCAGCCAGGGCGTGGACGCCCGCACCCAGCACGCCAGCGGTGTCGTACTGGATCGGCTCGCCGTAGATGCTGTCCACCCGGCCGTCATCCCTGATGTCGGTGAGGTAGATCGGCACGCCCGAGGCGTTCATGCCACGGAACCCGGCCTTGCTGGCCACGGACGCATACACGTCGGTGACCATGAAGCCGTCACCCTCGACGGTGCCGAACAGGGCGTTGTAGTCGTCTGCGTCCGGTGTGGCCGCAGTGACCTCATTCCCGGCAGCGAGGGCTGCGGGGATGATCGCCGCTGGCCAGGTGGCAGGCTTGCCGGTGCCTGCGAACACCGCCTGGTCAACGGCTACGCCGATGGCCTCGGACAGCCGTGGGGTGACCTCGGCCCAAAGGTCGATGGAGGCATCCTCGATCACCGACTCGGGGATGACCACGATGGCGGCGACTTCCTCGGCGGTGAGGACGATGCCCTTCCACATCTGGGTCGTGGTCGGCTTCTCACCACCTACGCCTGTCTCGTCCGGCTCGCCGTTCACCCATGAGGCGACCGGGAGGACGTCGAGGACGGGAAGGGACTGCACCTTGGTCGGCATCCTGACCTGACGGAAGGTCGCCATCGCCATAGACGAGTGGGCGGCCTCTTGAATGATCTGCGTCGCATATGCGACCGGGATAAGACCGGACTCGTCGGTTGGGACGGGTGTCTCCAGGTCTTCCCGCTGAATGAGTCCAGCCATGTGGCGAGTCTCCTTCTTGGTAGGCGTCGAGCTTACGAGGAGGTCGCCGCAACGGGCAGAAGCCTCGGAACCGCCGCAACGGGCTGATTTCCGGTTTGGAACCTAGCACGCATCACGCCTGACAGCGCTGCAAAGGTCCTTGCAAGGGCGTTTTGCGCCCAAAACGGGGAAACCGGCCCTTCGCCGGGGAACTGCTACCGGCTGCGCCCGTAAATGGCCTCTCTCATCCACTTGTTCGGGTCGTCGGACGGTGTTTCGTCCTTCGGAGCCGGTGGCTTGCCGTTGGGCGACTTCGCCAGATGCGGTTTGGCCTTGATCAGAGCATCCAATGCCGCATCGATGCCCTTGTCGTCGTCCCACGACAATGCGGACATGTCCAGTAGCGCAGCATCAGTCGGGTCAGCCAGCTTCGACGCCGCCCTGGTGAGGATTTTCTGTTCCAGGAGCTCGCCAGTGAGTCGAGACCGTTCAGCGGTGACGGCCTCCTTGACCGCCACATCAATCGCCTTCTGCTGCTCAGTCTTGTGACCCTCCTCAAACTCACGGAGCCGGGTCAGTTCCTCGTTGGCAGCATCCAGCTTCTTCTTCAGCGACAGGTTCTCCCTGTCCTTCTTGCGGGCAAGCTCCAGCACCTTCGCTGGATCGTCTACCCCAGGCTTCTCGTCCTCGATCGGGGTGTCATCCTCGACGGGCGTATCGCCCTGGGGTGTTTCCTCTTCAGCCATTCAGTCCTCCTGCTCGAACTGCGCTCTCAGCCAGTCGCTCGGGTGGCGCTCCTTCTTGGAGGTCGCCACGGTTCCCCGAACACCGAAGTCGCCATCGTAGGAACCAAGCGCACCGCTGCGGAGAAGGTATGGGCGCTTCTTCACCACGGCAGCAATCGCCTCACGGATGCCGTCAATGTCATCCACCGTGAGGGAGTCGAATGGTATGTGGGCCAAGAGGTCATCTGGGTCGTATACGAATGGGGCTGCTTCGGCTCTGACCTGGGTGAGAAGCATCCTCGTCTCGAGTTTTTGTTCCGTCTCCGCAATGGCGACCTCCCTGGCCTCGTGAATGGCCTTCGTCGTCAGGTCTTGCCACTCGGCCCGCTCCTTCTCAAGCTCCGCTATGCGGGCTTCCAGTTCCTGCGTCATCCTTCTCCTCTATCGGTGGCGGCGGCACCACCACGATCTCATCCTCGTCCATCCACATGAGGCGAGCGGCCTCGTTCTCAAGGTCTGCGTCAGAAGGCGGCTGAGGGATCATTGGGGATCAGCACTCCTTTGACTCGTCGGATCGGGCCGCCGAAGAGAGCGACTGCCTCTGGCGAGTCGTCAACGTAGGCCTCCAGTACTTCGATGGCGGTTCCCCGGTCGAACGTCATCTCGGCCACCCACGACTTGTTGTATGCGGCCTTCGCACCCTTCGGCACCACGAACTCAAAGATGATCCCGTCCGTTGGGTCACCCTTGCCATGCCCGGTGGCGAAGAACCCGGCGACACCCTCGTCCACGGTCACGCTCATGAAGCCCTGGTCAACGATGCGGTATCCCGGCTTGAAGTCTCCACGGTCGAACGCCGCTGACACGCCTTTGCCCGCACCACGGTATGCCCGAATGTCGTCAGGCACCGGAGCGGACTTGTTGATGATGTCGTTCATCCGCCACTTCCACTGATCGATCAGCACTTCACCCTGGAAGGTTTCGATGCTGTCCCTCGGTGACAGTCCACGGAGGCTGGCGTTGACCACCTTGTAGTTCGGCCCCCAGTAGTCGTTGAGGACGTCGTAGTCCTGGGGTGTGTAGCCGGTGGTGGCGTCCTGCTTGGCGACCCAGTTGACGGCCTCCTGACCACGCACTTCGACGGCTTTGACCTCGGCGGCCATGTGCGGCTGCTCGTCGGCACGCTTGATGGTGGCGTGAGCCGGGTCAGCCCGTCTTGTGATTTCCTCTTCCCAGCCTCCCTTCCGCAGTAGCGACGGCACGAACTCGTCGGGCATGACCGGAGCGAAGGAGCATCGGCAGTGGTCATGCCGGGGAACTGTCTCAGCCCTCCTGTAGATTCGGCGGTCTGCAACAACCACACACCAGCCGCAGGCTCCTGGCGTCGGCACCTTCCGCCAGCCACGAATCGGCTCACCTGTCCTATCGACGGCGTGAGCCGCTGCGTTGCGACTCACGGTGTGGAGGTCATTCATGACGATGCCGCCCAACACCCGACCGGCGATGTCAGCGGCCACCTTTGCCTCGTAGCCCTGTGCCACCAGTTCGTTGAATCGCTTGTACCCGGCTGTCGCCTGCCAGCGCCCCTCGGTGAGAAGCTCGGCAACGTGGCTCTCAGCGGGGAACGTCAACGGCTGAACCTGGCCGGTCATGTAGGCGATGCGGTTGGCGACGTAGGCCGACTTGGCCGTGGCGATCTGAGTGGCGCCAGCCTCAAACAGCCCTGCGTAGTCACCCTGGAACGAACCCAGGTGGCCCTCGTCAAATGCGGTCATCCACCGCTGGTACGTCGTGTTGGCTGTGGCCCTGACGATGTTGTCAGTGGTCGAGGCGTCCCAGGCGTCGAGAGCGTCCAGACCCTCGAAGGCTTCCGCTCCGAGCGTGGCCGTGAATGCGGTCATGCGGGCGCAGGCTCAGGCGCTGGCTCACCGGGTGGCGGCGTCGGAGTGGTCGGAGGCGCAAACAGAGTCTTCTGCATCGACTCCTGGGCGGCGATGGTCTGCCAGCGGACAACGTCGTCGGGCGTGGCACCGGCCTGCTCCCACAGCACCTGATGCGGCACGCCGAGCGTCGCCCACTTGGTCGCAGCGTCGGCCAGCTTGTCCATGCTCCGCTCAGCCGGATCCTTCCACACCATCTTGAGAAGCTCGTTACGCCTCTCATTCTTCGTGATCGTCATGGCGAGTCGCAGGACGGTCTCCCAGGACTCGCCAAACGAGTCCATCAGGTCAGTTGCCTTGCCCACCAGGCCAGCCTCAGCCGCACGCACCGTATCCGCCGATGGAGGGTTGACCAGATCGGGCGAAACGAGGTAGTAGGACGGGACACGGCTGATTGCCGAGATGTCTGCGACCGCACCCTTGATGACCTCCATGTAGGGCCGAAGGTCGGTGGCGCTGAAGTCACCGAACTTGCTGTTGGGGTCTTCGCTCACCCACAGCTTGCGGACGGCAGCGTCATACGGCTCAATCGGCTTCTTCGTCTCAGGGTCACGAGGCACCTTGAGGCCGGTGGCCCACTTCTGTCGGAACGCCGCCGAGTCACTGGCGAGCAGCATGTCCAGGGTCAGCTTGTCGCACCGTTCCAAGATGGGGAGGATGTCGTCAATCTCGCTGGTGCCGCCGTGAAGTGCGAGGGAAGGCCGGTTGAAGAACGGGACGACGGGAACCTCACCGACCGGATTCTCGGCCTGCGGCTGTTCACCCCTCGGCTCCCACTGGTATCGCTGGTGCGCCGGGATGGTCAGGTTCCGCTGGTCGTGGTCCTTCGGGATTTCAGCCTCGAAGCGGTAGATCGTGTCGGGCAGGTACAGGGTGGCGAACACCCTCTTGGCCGTGGCGTCCTTCCACATCTTCAGCGCCGCCGCCACCACCCGGTGATCCTCGGAGTCGCTGATATGCGTCATGGTCAGCCTGCTCTCAGGGCGGATGCTGACCGGCTTCAGTTCATTGTCGGTGGGCCACACGCTGGCGTACCCGGTGGAGAGGATCAGCGCCTCGGTGTAGACCATGTGCTGGTCGGCGTCGATGTGGTTGCGCCGCAGCTGCTCCCACAGGTCAAGCTCGACATCGCTGGTCTGGCTCCGCACGCCTTGAAGGGTGATCCGCTCGGCAATGCCGTCAACGACCAGCCTCGCCCATCGGTTCTTGCTCATGTCCAGCAGCAGCTTGTACGAGGCCTTGTACTTCGCCGGGACCTCTGGCGGGTCTTGGGTTCCCAGATACCAGGCCATTCGACCCAGATCGAAGCCACGCCGCTGCTCCAAGTCCTCGACCATGAGGGCAAGCCACTCCTCGGGTGTGAGGTTGTAGACGGTCATGACGCTCCTCGCTGTTGATAGCCGTACCAGACGTGGCAGGGGTGACACACCGAACGCAGGTTCCTCATGGTGTTGTCGCCGCCGTGGGCGAGTGGAACGATGTGGTCAACCTGAGTCGCAGCATCGCCGCATCTTACGCAGCGGCCCCCATCCCGGCTCAGTACCGAGGCTCTGATCTTGCGCCACACGTGTTCAGGCAGTCGCAGGTCAGGGGAACCCTGCACCTTGGGACGGCGGTGGCGAGGACAGCGGCCCTCGTCCTTGCCGACCACGGCCACATTGGGGCATCCCGGCTCAGCGCAGACCCGAGTCCGCATCAGAACACCAGAAGCTCGGCGCTCGGCCCCTCGTCAGCGAAACGGTCGAGGCCGTCGATGGCCATGATGAAGGTCACGGCGCAGTCGATCTTTCGGGGCGAGTGCGGTGTCTCCTTCTTGATCGTGTACATGTCTCGGGCTGGGAGCGGCTTCACCCGGGCATTCGCCACATGGCGTCTCAACGTCGGGGAGCCGTCGTGGCTGATCCGCTGTTCGACCACACGCTTGTAGGCCTCTGAGCAGGCTGGACCCATCCGCTGGTTGGTGACCGGCCACTCCAACACCTTGTTCACGCCGAAGCGGTCTTGCCACGCCTGGAACTCTGACCGCCACCAGGCAGGGTCGCCCAGGAACACACGGACGTCGAACTCCCTGAACAGCCGTTCAAGCTGAGCGTGGACTTCGATCCTCGGCACAGACCAGTTCTCGACCTCTGGCCCGGTGATGGGCGGCTCCCACACCGCCACCTGGACGTAGTGCGGGTTCTCAGGGTCGCTGATGTCAAGCACACCCATGCTGGTCGCATCTGCGTCCACGGAGCCGTCGAACAGGATGATGATGGTCGCTCCCGGCTTCAGCTTCCGCTCCTTGTCAGCGGCATGGTCCCACCTGTCCATCGGCATCCACCCGGCCCCGGCACCAGGCACCCATTGGTTGAGCCTGTACCGCCTGAACGATGACGGGTGTGAGGACAGCGCCGCCGAGTGAAGGTCGGACTCAAGGAGGATGCCTTCGATCATCGCCGGGTTCGCCTGTGACCAAGCGTCGGTGTCGAAGATGTCACAGTCCTCAGCGTGTGGTTCCCACCACCAAAACCCAAATGAGTCGTCGTCAACTTCGCCCTCAGCGATCCGCTTCCCGTAGGCGTAAAGCCTGCCGCAAAGAGAAGTTGGCTCGACCCCGGCAGTCGTGATGCCAAGAATCTGAGCGTCGGGTCGTGCGCCCATGCCGAACGCCATCGCATCCCAAAGCTCGTCATCCTTCTGGACGTGAACCTCATCGAACACGGTGAGCCAGGGAGACAAACCCTGTTGGAGCTTGGCATCGGCGGAAAGCACCCGGTAGACGGTGTTCAGGCGGGGAACTTCGATGGCGTCCTTGTAGACCTTCGCCTCGGTTGCCAGGAATGGGTGATTCAGGATTTGCTCCCGCACTTCCCCGAACACGATGCGGGCCTGGTTCTTGTCACCAGCGCAGCTGTAGATTTCACTTCCGGGCGGCGCACGGAACAATCCGTGAGTGGCGAGGGATTGCCCGATCGTGGACTTTCCATTTTGCCTTCCGACCCCGATCAGTCCACGCCGGTAGCGTCGATAGCCAGTCTCAGGATCCACTTCAAGCAGCTCATTCAGCACCCACTGCTCCCAGAGCAGCATGTCCATCGGGAGTCCAGCCTTTGGTCCCTTGCGGGTGGTCATGAAGTCCCGCACCCACTGGACTACCTCTGGCCCACGGCTTATCTCGTAGAGCGGCGGCGACCGGAACCGGGGAAGGACAATTTGTGCGGTGACGGTCATGCCGTCACATCAATGACCTCGGTGATGACCTTGAGTTCGCCCTTCGGCGCAGAGTATTGGTCACCGTAGAGGCGGCTCAGCCGGTCGGTGATCTTGGCCTCGGCCACGCCCAGGATCGACCTGCCGATGGGCGATAGCCCAAGCTCCCTGTAGCCCCCAAAGAGGTTCTTGCGGAGTTTGTCCATCCTGTTCGCAATCGGGGCGATGACCGTGTTCCAGTCATCCTGCCGTTCCATTGCCTGCGCCCACTGGGTCCGATATAGGGCAAGCTCGTCCTCCTGCTCACAGACGAAAAGCAGCATCTGCTGGTCGGACTCGGTGAGCCACGGTGCGTAGCTCCACGCCGCATCCCACACTTTCCGACCATTCCCTCCAAGCGGTCGAGGCGGTTCAGGCGACGCTCCACGCTTGAACTGCGCTGGCTCAAGCTCGTAGACGTCACGGCGATTCAGGTCAGATTGGTTCTTCTTGCTGGGGTTCCCTGTGCGCCTGTGCTGCTCAGTGGTTTTGCGGGTTCCAGACCCCTGCCCCTTCACACCGGCCATCAGCGTGTGACCAGGGCTTTCGTGCTGTCAGGCGATGACGAGCCTCTGACCAGGGCTTTCGTCGCAGATTCGGGCAAAACCGGCCTCCCGGCTTCCAGGGGGAAAACGGACGCTACACGGCCCCTGAGCGTCCTTTCAGGAAATCCTCGCAGGTGGGCTTCCCCCGGTTCATTTCGTCCGGTGCCGGGTGGAGGCG